TTAAAATTTGCATTCACCATACTACCTACATTGTTTGTAGGTCTACGTCTCCTAACTCTTCTGTTATTCAATTTGGGTTTTGGTTTTGGTTTTGTCTTCATTTTTGCTTTAGTCATTTTATGGCTACCACCGTGAGGTGCGAGTGTTATTAAAAAGGCCATTTGTGATCATACTGTCTATCAGTATGACCACAAGTGAGGCATATATACCTCAAATCGGCCTTCCTCCTCGAATTCGCCATATCTTTAACGGATATATTCCTGTAAACTGTCATACTATCACATCTTTTACATGCTGCATTGGAAATTAATGGTATCTGAGTAGTTTTGCTGTGAATACTAGGATTGGATAACCATTCCCAATTATCATAGCATATCTTTGTTACGTGATATCTCTCCATTGGTTTTACAGACATTTCTTTTATATCATTGTTATGACATATCTTTGTGATCGTATACAAATATGGTTCTAATTCCTCACGGATGATTGGTGGTAATTTTGTTTTTGGATGGTCTAAATACCAGTCAATTGATGAGTGGCTCATAAGATAGTCGACGACTTCATCCAAGCGGTCATAATTCTTATGTTTTGATTTTACACCATCCTTGATGCTCATAATCAATAGTTTCGCCTGAGTGGCCAAATCCAGTCCAGCTTGACTATTGTAATATTTCTCATATGTGTTAATTATCTTGCTCTTCTCACTATTACCATATTTCATGGTATCCTCTTTGTTTAAGATAACATTGTTACACTCATGAGCATCAGAGATTTGTTTGTAGATACGTGCTAACCAATCTTGTTTGCCAGCAAATTCAGCCGCTCTTACTAAATTCGCTGAATAAATATCCTGTTTGGAAAGGGTCTTGCGTGCTATTCCCACTTTACTTATAGCCCGGATTATGTCGGGGCAGAAAACGTCTTTCAAGGTCCTCCCGTTTTCTACCAAATAATTGATCCCACAAAAGTTTACTGCACCTCTAGTTATTAGTGCAACTTTCGCGTCTAGACCCAAATTGTTATACCTTTGCAGAATAGTGTCTTCGTTCAACACTCCATTGCTTTCAATACCGACCATCCCATCATCACCTTCTATGATGGGTGAAACCAAACACATAGTTCCTTGTACTTTCCCAGTAAATCCATTATATCTTTCGATGTGCTTTCTAGTGGTCTCCGAATGCCAAAACTCACTATATGATGATGTTTTATATTTTGGTATTCTTTTCATTACTGCTAATGGATCATCAAAAAGGGCTACCATGGTAGATACAAACTCTACTAAAAAGTTGCCACTTGATGTCATTCTGTCACCGCTATGTCGCACACGCCTATCCAATTTAGCTTTTATCACACCGGTTTTTGTGTGGAAAGCCAATTTCGTATCTACATTACGTCTCCACGTTACTGCACGATTGGATAATGATACTTCTAGTACATCAAATAATTTGGAACTTATTTTGTCAAAGAGTAAGCTTTCACCCACTAACAACCCTTCTCGGATTTGTTTAACTTGGTTCAACTTACTACTTTCACTCATATCAAAAGATGTTTGGTCAATCTCTAACATATAAAATTCCTTAGTTTCATACGTTGTGTTTGTATTGCCATCAAAAATTTTCCGGTCGGTCTGTGAGTGTCTGACACTCAATTGCCTGGAAAATTGATCTCTGGTCAACAACTTGATACTGTTAGCCGGTAGCCATGTGAAAAGTATATGCTCATAAATCAAAGCGGTGAGAAGTTGACCAACTACAGTGTTTGGTCCTTCATTTATAATCATTCTAGGTGCTTTTAATTTATGAATACTCTCGAGTTTTAAGAAACTTTCAAATGTAACATCATGGCTCAATGGTTTGTCAAAGTTTTCATATAGTCTTTGATAAAACTCTTCTTCACTCATTTTCTTTGGTCTACCTTTGATTAGAAAACTGCTGTCATGCGCCATCATCAAGTTAAATGTGTCTCTGATATTGACATCAGTAAACACATTATTAATGATGAAATCATAACAATCAACAAACTTACCATATTCCTCGCTATCTGGTTTCAACTCTTGATTCAGTTTGGTACGCTTGCTGATAGCTTCTAACACGTTATTGGCATGGTTTACTTTGTAATGGTGAGAGTCGTGGAAAGTAGGGCCAATCTTAATATATGCGCAATCTTCCGAGTGCACTCTATTTTCGTATTTACTCTCGGTTGTTATAGTTGTGTTTGTAACGGTCTTGTCATCAACTTTAACATTAGGTGGTGCTTCACCTGGTTCTGATATTATTTCGCTATTATTTATTTCACTATCGTTGATGTTTTGAGTGCTTATACTCAAGATACTGGATCCTAAGTATAATTGCGAACTCAAATATGTATCTGACCTCGGTAACATCAGTCTAAATGTCTTGCCATATAACATGTGGGGTATAGCGTTTAGTGCTAAGCTTGCAAAATCAATGAAATCTTGATATTTAGATAACTTGTTAAATATACTCATCTTCGGTAATAGATACGTTTGAATCTTGTATGGTTCTATTGCATTTTGTTCTGTCAACCAAGTGTTTCTTTGGTCTCGTGTAATTAATAGCTTGCCATTTTCGAACATACGTACATTCTGGTTATCTAATATCGTTGGAAGAAACTCACATATTGCGTATTCATAAGCACTAAAGACCTTACATTTTTCCCGTATAAAGGCTCCAATCTGTTCATGCAAACTTAAACTCAATGGTTTGGGTGCTTGCATAAATTTATTAAGAACGAATACTCTGACTAAATCTGCTGGTAAACGGAATACGAACTTCACGTATTTCACTTCACCAAGATTGGGAGTGCACCTTGTGCACTTTTCTGGCACGTAACAATCTACATACCACGGTCCCGAAGCTGTTGCCATTGCAACGAAGTAGTTAGATGAACATTGGACACAGTAGGACAATTTTGCTTGAAGCGGATGGATAAGTAAT